TTATACTCATAAATGTATGAATTTATATCTTTACCATCAATTTCAGAAATTCTTGCTGAAGCACCATAACCGTCAGTATTAGTATCATCAAATACTAATCTATCATTTACCTGATAATTTACTCCAGTATTTTCAACCAAAAATCCACTTATTTTAGCATCTTCAAATTTAGTTGTAGTATCAACTTCAATATCAACTTTGGATGAAATGTTAATCTTGGGGAAATAATCAAAAATTTCTAATTTATTTTCCTCATACATTATGTCTGGATCATCTATTTCGTTTTGAGTAATTAATCCGTCTTTATTCTCATCCTCAATTTCAAATAGCAACAAATCACCATTTTCTAACGTTAAAGCATTAGTAGTTTCATTTGGAATTCTCTCTATATCAATATCTACATTTTCAAATGGGGTTCTGTAACGAACAACTCCGATTGGAATATTTGATTGTGTTGCAAACTGATTTAAATTCCATTGATCGGGAACTGAATAGTATCTTGGTCCAATTACATATGGAAATTCTGCAACTCCAGCAGTATCTAACGTAACAAAGTACGCATATGTACCATCTGGAAATTCGGGAGTTTTTGTATATCTTCCATTATATTCATCCAAATATGTTGCAAGACTACTGAAATTATACTCATAATCCTCAACAAAAGTTCCTGCTGGATACTGATTAAGTAAAGGTCCTTCAATTCTATATGGATTTGGGTTTGTTATTTCATTGTATACCAAATTAGTTTTTAATCTATAGCTACTTCTAATTTGAACTACACTACTCGATAGTAATGTTGGATCCCCCAATCCATATGGACCGTAAATCGGATTTCCATCGAAGGCCCAACCAATAATAGGAGAGTGTACCACAGATTCTCTCTCTATCAATTCACCATCAATTTCATCTAAATTATCACCCAAAACATATCTTAATTGACTTGGATTAGAAATATGAGCATATTCTCCACCAAACTGATTATTAAATCCTTCGAAAATAGATCCATTTGCATAATCGAAGTTAGTAGATTCATTTAAGTTAAATGTCCATTCAAAAATTTCTGCCTGAAACTCTGCTCCTTCTCCAATTGATTCGAGTCTAATTTGTGTAGTTCCTGTAGAATATCCAATACCACGATTTAAAATTTGGATGCTAGTTACTCTACCTGCTTCAGTTCCTTCTGATGCGATAATTGCCTTTGCTACCGCACCAAAACCATCTCCATTGATAATGACTCTTGGTGCAGTTGTATATCCAAATCCAGCAGAAATAACAGCAATAGAAGATATTCTCCCATTACTTACATATGCTTGTGCTGCAGCACCACTTCCACTACTTAATGTAATTTCTGGTGGTGAAGTATAACTTGTTCCAGAATTAATAACATCGATCGAACTAATTGGACCTCTAATAATTGCCTTTGCCTGCGCTCCAGCACCACCGCCGCCAGTAATAGTCACCACTGGTTCTGAAGTGTAACCAGAACCACCAGAATTTACTAAAACTCTACTTACAACTCCATTAGTAATTACTGCGGTAGCAGAAGATCCAACACCGTTAGAACCATATATGGAGACCAGAGGAGAACTTGTATACCCAGAACCACCATTAGTAACTTCAATATCAACCAAAGATCCATTAACCGTTACTACTGCATCTGCTCCAGTACCTCCACCTCCATTAAACGACAAAACAGGAGGAACTGCTGCGTCATATGAAGTTCCTGGATTTAAAATATTGATATTGGTTACAGGACCAAATTTGTATACATTTTCAGACTTATAATTCCATATTGATATACCGTTAACCAAACTGCCAATTGGACCTGGATTTGTAATTGATTTTAATGAAATTGTATTTGGGATTCTTGGAAATTTGTATAATTTTCTTTGGTTGCCTGGCAATAACGCCGTTCCTAAGAATGGACCAATTTTATAGTTTGGTATACCAGAAGCGGCAACATAAACATCGGTCGAATTAATGAATGTGTTTTGGATGTTTGCGGGAAATCTACTAACGGCATTATTGATTGATTGTGAGTCACTTTTGCCCCTATTGAGGTCAATTGAAATTAGAATATTACCTTGAGGATTTAATACTGCTGGTTGGGGAAGTTCATATTTGAAAACAAAATCACTTTCTCGGGAGGTTACTGAGAAAGATCCGTTATATACAATCGGATTTGCTCCATATACAGTAACCTTATCACCGACAAGAAGACCATGAGAATCCTCACAAGTTACAGTTGCAGTTTGATCATTAACACCACCATAAGTGATACCAATTACTTTGAGTAGTTTTTTAACATTATACAACCAACTGGTAACTAATTCGGTTGTATCATCTGTTCCTAGTTTTGAAATTGATAGTTTATCTCCAGAGAGATAATAACTACCATCATCGAGCAATGTAGTTTCATTTGCATCGATAATACCTAAGATTGATAATACAACCTCGTTTGTTGTTCCCTTATTTGCATAAACATAAAAATTTGATGTGGCAATTGATCCAGCATCCCACACTTGAGCAGATGTACCACTAATACCTCTAGTACATTCAATAAATTGAGTTAATGATTTTTCTTTATATCGTATTACTTCACTACCAATTACCACCTCACCATTTCTTTCTGGCCATCCAATTGTAGAGTCAACATCAATTATTAATGACTCGGGTGTTAATCCTTCAACTAATTGAGTTGAGTAAGGAATTATAAAAGTTCCTTTGATAGATTCTTCCGACAAAATTAATTCATATACGTCATAGTCAGAAGTTTGTATTGCAGTATAATTTTCTATAGATGCTTGAGCATCCTGAACATTAAAATCTACAGGGTCTTGAACCTGAACTAAAATAGAATCCTTTAAATTTTCTGGGTTTCCTGAAATGATTTTTGCTCTTAGTACCGTATCAATCGACCATGTAGATGCCGATGGTTTGATTACCTGATCTTTTGGATATGATACGCTAACATCAGCTCCATATAGAAGTTTGAATAGGTATTGTACTGAATATATTGTCCCCTTAGAAGCATAAAAATCTTTAATAGTAGATAGTATATTTGGAATATTTAAGGTCTGACTATCCAAACTTGGAAAACCTGGTAAATATTGTTCTGTAATCCTATCCAGCATTTTTTTAAGGAAAATACTATCTAAACTTTGGATTGATGCTCCAGTTGAGTGAGATGCTGCAATTGATTCAGATTCACTTTTAAAAATTACATTATTGTTGGAATCGTAATTGGATATTCCACTAACACCCCTAGCACAATTGACGAATTGTGATTTTACATATCCAGATCCAGAATTGATGATTTCAAAACCAGTTACTTGATCCTCACCAATATCACAAGAAGCTTTTGCTCCTGGTGATGATGATATGTAAACTTTTGGTGGATACTGAGAAGAATATCCAGTACCAAAATCAGTGATATTGATATCAATAATTTGACCATTGAAAACAGTTGCTACAGCTTTAGCACCAGTTCCTCCAATAAAGTTACCAATGTTATCTTTTCTATCATCGACAACATAAACACTTGGGACATCAACATACCCAAAACCACCAGTTAGTAACTCAATATCAATAACTCTACCAAAATCATCAACAGCAATATCTAGAATTTGTGCTCCAGTTGGTTGTATTACCTTAACTCTTGGTGGATTGAGATAGTCGTATCCTGTTCCTCCTGTTACCATGCTTACCGAAACTACTTCTCCAGTTGCATTTAAAACTGCTTGAGCAATTGCTTGAATTCCGTTCTCTGCTACTGGTGCATCAATATAAATTTCTGGTGGAGTAGTATATCCAATCCCGCCATTTAATACTGAGATGCCTTGCACCGATCCATTATAAACATCAACAACACCAACCTCAGCTCCAGTTGGATTTACAAATTGAATCCTTGGTACAAAATCGTAACCAGATCCACTACTATCCAACGAAATTTCTGAAATATAACCATCAGAATTTACTGTTGCAGATGCAGATGCAACTTGACTACCTTCTTTTGTTGGAGTGCTGATTACAATATACGGTGGATTTTGTTGCGAATATCCAGTTCCAGGATCAATTAAAGTAATATCTGTAATACCACCAACTAAAGCTTTTGCGGTAGCATTTGTGCCCGTCGCACTAGAAATCGTTACTTTTGGATTGTTGTCAATCGTATAACCACTTCCACCGTATTTTGCTATTATCTCTGAAACTTCTCCATTTGCATTTACTACCGAATATGCTTTGGCACCACTACCAACTGCAGTTACATTTGAATTGATATATGCAACGTAGATAGTATCCTCTGGAGCATTTTTGAAAATTATCCTATCTTCAAAGATACTATAATCTTGAAATGGAACTAATAAGTTGCCATCAACAATCGCAATAGTTAATATAGTTGAATCTGGATAGAATGCCTGGCCAGCAGTTCTCAAATTGAAAATATATCTTGGTGTCTCTTCATTTGTAGATGCAATTAGAGTATCTACGATATCAATATTATTAGAATCAAAACCCTTTAAATACTGAATTTCAATATCACTTGAAGTATCTGATTGATTAATTGCGTCAAATGCTCTTGGTGGGTCGGTGAAAATAATTTTACCATTTAATACAGTATAATCAATTTCGGGTATTAAATATGTTTTAAAAAGTTTTACAATTAAATGGCTTGCCGAGGGCGGAAATACTGGAACATTATTTAATAGTAATGTAAATTCTTGTTCAATTCCATCAAATAATTGATACGGATTAAAAAGTTCTAAGATTTTCCTATTGAATTCAATATTAGAAATACCCGAAGATATCACAACATTCGGAGATCTCTTAATAGATTCATAATAAATTATTTCATTATCTATTGCAATGGTTCCATTTTGTTCCACAAAACCATCTGTTGTCTCAACTTCAATGCTAGTATCACTTTCAGTTATTCCACTAATAAGTACAGTATTCCCATCTAACTTGGTTAAATCGTATTTTGATAGATTGAAATATTCAGAAAGATTATTAAGAACTCCTATTGGTCCAGACAGTCTTTCTTGAGACTCATAATATCTCGATAAAAACTGCTCAAATAGAGGGCTATTTTCTTTGATAAAATCAGGAAGTTGATTTAAAACCGAAAGTGATACTGCTGCCTTTTGCATTTCTTATAAACTCTCTTTGTACTATTTAACAGGGTTTTTTAAACGAAACATGAAGATGAACCAGCATTAGTAGAAACTGGACTTGTGAACGTAAATGTACTTGGTTGGGATGTAAATGAATTTGGATCCCCAACTGACGCACCAGGACCAGCATCTGGTATAGAATTACCAATTGTAATATCTGGCGTTGGAATTGATATAAGAGTTCCTGCAGGAGGGGTTATGGTTCCTGAATTTTTCGTTTTTATGGAAATAACTAGGCTATTTGGGCAATCGCCATCAGGTGGGCAGTAAGTAGTTATTGGACCAACCTTAACCTTTCCTGTTTCGCAATTATAAGAACCAATATTATTATTTGTTATTACCTTCTTATTATTTTGAATATAATAACTAATCAACCCCCCAGAACCATTATCTTCTATGTACTGCCTCTCGGATATCCCTGGAGTAAAAAATCCAGAAGATTTTACAGTTTCTCCAGTAGCAGAATCACAAGAACACTCTAACGCAATACCAAAATTTACATCGTAGGTTGTGGGTGATGTCAAGTCCTCATATGGTATTACTTTATATGGAGTGACACCAAATTGGACATCATTTATATTTGCATCGGAATTTAAAATAATTTTCTCTAATTGTGATAACGATAGAGTTTTTCCAAAATTTCCTAAATCTTGTTGATCACCAAAATCTTGAATAGCAGCAAGAATTTTCTTTCTGATGTCATCGGAGGTATTCTGACTTAAAACATTTTCCGACAATACACTCTTAAAAGTATTTGCTGAAACAAAGATAGATAGATTTACAAAAAATTCATCTGGATCGGTGATAACAGTTTCTACTGAAGCCATTGCATATGGTCTCAGTTTTGCAATGAGATCTTTTTTGGTTAAATTATTTAATGCTCCGCCTGTTGTGGTTTTAATCGAAACAATAACCTTTCCATACACAGGAGGATCTAATAATTCTCCACCGAAAGCATTCACGTATTTTGCATTCGGGTAAATATTTCTAATTATCGCTTCATAATCTTTAGATGTAACTGCTCTATTTTGAGCGGAGTAATATCTTGGAGCATTAAATTTAACGGATTTTAGTGTTTCTGCAGCTGCCCCAAGTTGAGATTTATCATTTAAAGTTAATGTAACATTTACGGCAGGATTATTATTTGCGTCTAAAAGTTGCCCAACAAATCCCATTGTATTGATATTATTTCCTGCTGCTCCAGTAGTTCTTACATATTCAACATATACAATTTCATTGTCAATTAATTTCTTTCCAATTACCCCATCACCAAAAGTAATTTCATATCGTCTATCCTCACCCTCATTTAAGAAGAAAATTTTATCTTCTGACTGAACTGTAGTTACATTTTGTACTTGATTATATCTGTCATATTGAGTTGACTGTAGATTTGGTTTTACATAAACTTTTAAAGTTTCTGTGTCAACACTATCATTTGGAATTATGAAATTTTGTTGAATACTAGTATTTACGATATATTGGTATGATAATAGAGATCCCTCATAAATTTTAAAATTGTCAAATATAGCAATTCCAGTTGATCTATTTACGGAAACTGTTTTATCATCCAAAACCACAAAAGAATATGCAGATCCATCAACATTTCCTACAGCAACATCACCCTTTATTAGTGTAATTGTTGATGGATATGAACCATCAACTCCAAGTTGGGTTTGTACGGTTAATGTTATGCACGCTTTTGCGGATGAAATTGATTTCGGTAAGTAGTTAATTTGCCTCGCTAAGGACGCTACGTTGTCCCTGATGGACGCTGTATCCAAGAACAACTCATTGATCGCCATGTTGGCGTTGAACGCGCTGTAGTAGGTATTATACGCCAATACATCAATGAGGTATGATAGCGTAGATCCAGTAAAATCGTAGTCGCTAAATTCCTGACGAGTTCTTAAGTAAGACTTAATAGACTCTCTAATGTCATCAAAATCGATATTAACTAAATTAGTAGGTTTCATTAACTTGATGGCCTTTCTAGAATAAACTGGTTGGTTATAATTTGAGGTTCACCAATAATTCTATAGGTCACATTTACTACAGCAGAATCTTCTTCTTCAATTATACCAACTTGAACCTCTAAGACTTCTACTCTACGTTCGTAGTTGTTAATAGTATTTAGAATTCTATTTTGGAGTTCTATGCCACTAAAAACATCTAGAGGTTCAAACAGCATTTCATAAACGCTAGATCCTATTGTTGGTTGCATCAATCGCTCGCCAAATCTAGTTTGCACTAGATTTTTTATTGCTTGTGTTATAGCAGCTTCATTTTTTACAGCATAAATGTCCTTAGTGATTGGATTGCTCCTGAAATCAACATTCAGATCTTTGTAGGACCTTATATAAGTAATTTCTTCGAAAGACCTTTGTGCCATTAAGACAAATTATAGTTATCTATGGTTATTTATATCGATTAATGCCACCTTTCTACATAGTCATCAAACCCATCTTTACCTCCACATGGACGTGAATACCTATCTAGTGGGGGTTCATTTTTTCGTTTTTTGATTTTATTCAGATAATAATCTGCTCTTAGGTCTGTAATTAGACAAACAGTCCCAAATTCTTCCTTCATACTGTCAATATTTCTATCTGGATTTGCCATCTGTTTTCTCCATAGGGGTAAACAGAACTTTTTACGGGGTTGCTATCCCGATTTTTAGCAAAAAAATGAGATTGTACTTAATTTCTAGCACAATCTCATTAAAATTTATTATTTTCCTTGTCCACGGTATCTTTTTTTAGCTACATTTCGACTTGATGCAGCATATTTGGTGTTAGAACCCGATCCTTGACGAGATTTTTTGGGTTTTGACTCAATAATTACCTTACCTGTCAGCGATGGACGTTTTGCCATAGTTTTTTCTCTCGAAACTTCTGAAATTATACCACAAAAAACTTTATTTGCCAACCATTACAGTTGCGGCTCCTGTAGAAATGACTGCTAAACACGGTGGACCCAATGGATCGCCCACGCAGGCAAGTCTCCTACCCTCAACGAACACTGTTGTTGAGGTTGCTGTAACTCTTCTTAAATGACCTCTTCCAGGACCTTCAAATTGATCTTCTACTGTTAAAAAAGACCCATTACAAGCAGCTGGTTTTGGTGTTGTACATCCTGCTTTGGGGGTCGGCCATAGGTTTATAACTTGTTGTGTAGTATCTGATATATGATTAATTAAAATATCTTGATCTACAATTGGAATCGATCCCTGAATTTTAACTGTTTTGACAGCCGAAGCAGGGACTTTATGCGTTAATGGCATCTCTGGCCACTGACATGTCGCAACCATAGCTGCTAGAGGTTTTAGTTTGCAAGTCGCATTTGCAGGAGGACACGGCGGCATGGAACACGTAGTAGTATCATGTATGTTCATAGGCACAGGTACGCCTTCCCCAGTACACGTTCCGATATTTATTGCTGCTAATCCTGGCATCAGTTTAATTCTTCTCTAATAGGATCTGGGAGTTGTGCAGGAGCATCAGGATCAAATTCTTCTGAAGCACCAACAATATTATTTATCGAAGCTTCGTCATATGCAATAGTATCCTCATAGACTCTTCCACATTTAAAATCATATGGATTTCCATATTTGTTTACTGCATCCACAAAAGTTTTGGTTTCTAGAGTCTTGTCATGAAGTATTTCTAAATATCCAGAAAATTCATAATCATGGCAACCTTCATACAGATAATTCTCTGGCGCAAATTCGGATTTTACATATGCCCTATTAAATCCAGCAAACAACGTTGGTGCATACGGTAGGGTATATGATCCAAATGGTATTCCATACCTAGTTCCATTTGTTTGTCCCGAATAATAACTTGGTGTATAGTAAACATCACAAAAAGCATCTGCAATGTCAACGTTTCCTGCACCGTGACTGGATACTAAACTGTTATATGTACTCATAACAGCACCATCTTCATATAAACACCTCTTACATGGTCCACGATCATTCTCATAATCTTGACCAGCAACCTTCACCCCAACTGTAATTTTCATGAAAGTATTTTTTCTTGGATCTGGGCAATAACCCTTAATCATATATTTTTTCTTTGATGTTGCACAAGGTAAATTATAAAAAGTATAACTTACTTTTTTTGTTGCTGCACCATCATATACAATAGATCTATTTTCATCCAGATCCATTTGCCACATACCATTGATGTTAAGTTCATAGGTTTTATCCACATTTGCTAACATCGAATCCAATTCTTTGGCATCCATGATATTATTATCAGTTATAAAATTCTTAAATTCTTTTCCGTAGTAATTACCATCATCTAAATTTGAAACTGATAAATTTACTGTTGATGCTTCATTTAAAGCGGAAGCGGAGAACGAATCATTCAATCCAAATGACGGTGTTTCTAATGATAAATCTGGACTTATTTCATTAATTAAATCCTGTTGATCGACAGAATACTTTCTGAAATATGAAGCAGTGTTTTTTACTTGTTTGTCAACAGATTGCAATAACTCAGTATAATCCGAATTTTTAGTTTTGGTCTTATTTGGATTTGATGGTGGTAAAAATTGTTGAGCAGATTCTTTACTGAGTCCAGATTTGGGTCTTACATATAATTGAGAATTTTTCTGTCTCTCTAGTGATTTAACAGATCCCTTTAGGAAACTAGTACTTTTCTCACTATGAACGCCAGATGCATCTCTATTATAATCATCGATGGTGTAACCAGACTTACTTACATTTACAGTTTTAATTTTCTTTGTATCTAAACTATTTTTTCCCGTAAGAAATCCTTGAGCATCTACTTCGGGAGATTGATACTTTGTTGGATTTTTTTCATCTATTACTGCGCTGTCATATGAATATGAAGTGGTGGCCATTTTATTAAATGCCTCAGATTTATCAAATACATCCTTCTTATCGGGTTCTGCTTGAGCAGTTGTTTTACCAGGAATATGTGTGGTCTTAAATTTCCCTGCAATATAAGGAACTGCTACAAATGGAGGTTTTTCTGCCGAATACCCTGATCCACCATCTAAGATTTTAATTGAAGTTAATTTGACCCCAATGAAAACTGCTTCCGCCTTTGCTGGTCTAGATGTACCTTTAGACTTTTCAAATGCCTCATCGGGGTCCATTCCATTGGTTATGTATTCTAGGTACTTATCCTTATTCATATAACCAGGTGGATATTCAATTGCAATTTTAATTGGTTCGATATCTGGGTTTGTTAAGTTATTGCCTGGTTTTAGGATCTGTACATCTACTACTTTACCATTTGCTACAATTGCTTGTAACTTTGGTTTAACAACTTCCAGTCCCTCTTGAGGAACTTCTGGATCTGCATTTGCGGTGACATAAACAATTTCCTTTCTTTGAAATTCATATTTGCCCATGACAATTGCTCGGTCAGATATTCCATATCCAGCTCGTACATTAACTTGTACATTAGACGATGCTGTGTAATCTGTATCCTTTTGAAAATCATTAGTACCACCAATGATATCGGCAATATGCATATTGAAATCATCATCAGTATGCTTTACATTTGTAACTCTCCATCCATTAATAGTATCCCCAACAGCAAGTCTGTCTTGCCCTTCACTCCAATCACCATCCTGAGTTGCAGATACCATTAAGGCAATTCCAACTTTATTAGCTGCATCGGGAGATGGATAGTAGAGATAGTATACATCTTGTCCCGTATAATTTAATCCATCACCAGTAGTGTAGTTAGAACCATATCTGACTATTCTATTAATTTTCCAACGAGTATAATATTTCTCATCTACATCATCCCAATATGAAAATATATCCATACGAATGATAGTTCCACCAGGAAGAGTGAAGTCCTGAGTTACCTGTGTATTTTTAGATCTCCACAAATCATCCCCCTGAGAAGAAAGGTATGTATTGGTAATAGTACCAGCCCAACCTTCATAAAATCCTAACTCAGATAAAGTGCTACCAACATCAGACGGACCAACTTCAATTGGTTCATTCATATGAAATGCAATTGGCACTCCAGGTTTTACTGATGATGTTGTAATAGTATTTAATTTTGCTTCTCCAAGTTTAATATACTTCTTAGGATTTTTTTCAGATCTTACGTACATATCATAATACGTACCTGACACAATCAGATCTGAATTGGATCCTTGTAAACCAATACCTACAATTTTAAATTTAGAATCTGGTCTATTATTATCACCTTTACCGTTGAATGGTCTAAAAACTGCTTGAAGGGTGCATAGTACAGTATCACCACTCCTCAATTCAATTGCAGCATTATATCTATATTTTAGGTTGTTTGATGCTAATAATTTTTCTACAGTTCCCAGTTCAGTATATACTTCATTCACCGAAGCACCATTACTAAACGCAAGAGTTTCAGGACCTAAGGTTTTTGTTACATCTTCAGATTCAATTAATCCATATGCTTTCACATAAACATCTGCACTAATTTGTCTTCCAGCATATTTAAATGCAATGCGATTATTCTTTGTACCACAACTCCAAATTAAAGGATATGGATCTGGATCAGTGTCATCAGTGATCTTACCATCCTCTAGGTCGTAGTAAACATATGTTTGCTGAGGAATACACTCACAATCAAATGGAACCTTCTCAATGCCATAGTAGGTGTCGTAGGAAGTGCCACCACTACGACCGAACCCTAATGTGTACATATGAAAACAAGTGGCATTGCAGGGTTTACCTACTACGCCAGATTCAGTCTTATAGAGATAGTAAAACCAACTATCGGAACGAATTGCTTCAAAACTAATCTCTGTTGGATAGTGTTCCCAATATCTTACTGGAATTGGGTCAATACTACTAAATCTACCATAGCTAGCATAATTGGGGCATAGATCATCTCTAGTTGACCACCAATAATTACCATCTATAACTCGAACTACTCTACCTGCATATGGATTTCTTACACCAGACGTACCATATTGCACATCTACCGAATCTGGTACTGGTGGATCGGATGTTGGAGTTCCATCACCACTTCCTCCGCTACCATATAACGAATGTAGAAATGGACTTGAACATACGTCATCATAATAATACATGACACGATCACGTTGCCAATCAGGTACGTTAATACGTCCTGTATCCCATTTGGGAAATACATACTTCTCATATTGTACACCACAAGGATCAGAACAATCTTCACCACTACCATCTCCATCAGGAGTGAAGTTAGGACATGTATTATTAGTACAAGGCATTTATAATATTAAGTTCTTTCAGAATTATTTAGACGCTGATAGATCAAATCTAAATTCTCCTTTAGTGTAAGATACTCCTCTACACCATCAGGACGATAACGAATATTAGAAGGACTTGTGATTTCTGTGGAAATATATTCTTCTAACTTTACTACTCGTTCGATTAATGATTTTAGTATCTCATTAATAACATTATGAGCTAGTTCATTATCTTTTGCAATATACTCCAAATCAGTCTGAGCGGCAGTTTCATTCTGACGCACTAATCTTGATAACTCTGTTTCAAACATACTTCATAATTCCTTTGAGTGTTTACGCGCTAGCGCAGCGGTTGACTTACTTTTCTTCCTTATACATGCGAAGTCCAACACCATCTTCATCTAACTCATAACGCATCACATCGCCTTCAATGAGTCCTAATTCATCGATGATCTCCTGAGGGAATTCAATGAATAAATCTCCCTCTAAAGTCTCCTGAACTTCTATAATAAATTTACGTGACATATTCCTTTACTTGAGTGTAATATCGATATTCGAACTGAAGTCTTTCTGCGAAAACCTCTGCCTGCTTATATGTATCGAAAAATAAAATTTCATCAACCTTAAGTATAATCAGATCTTCCTCATTCGCAACTCTCAGTCTACCATCTTCTAATTGCTCATATAACGGACGGTATTTTGTCTCTACTTTTGGATTTGGTAACCCGACCTCCACATACCACTTAGTAGTCTTCATATCCCCCTGATGCACTCCGATTCTTCCATTCTGGACTAGTCGCAATATCTAAGAATTTTTTTCTCTTCGTAGACATCTCACTATCATCTAAACCATCGGGATTCAATCCGAGATTCTCTCGAATCTCTCGATAATCCTCCCTACTGATGATTGTGGGAGTCTCATCGATATAATCAGTCACTAACCTACGGAATACTCCCATGGCATTCTCAGGATCCTTCCCGATTACTTGAATAAACTCGACCTTCTTTGTGTCCCTCTGTTGATATCGAATGATGTGTACTTCCATAAACCCTCACAGTCAATTTTTTTGGCGCGAAATTTTTTTACCTAGCGGCGATTTTTTTTCTTCTAGGGACTCCCGAAGTAGTCTCCGAGATATTTAGATGCCTTCCGTAACACTTTATAGCTTAGGCGGGACCCTAAAATTATATTTACGCCCCCCGACTGTCCAAGAACCCTTGGTATGACTGGGTTCTCAGCGGTGTTAGGTATACTTAGTGGGGACTATGTGTTAGTCCCCAGTCCCTATGTTATATCAGAAGTCGATCTCTTCGAAGGTAGGCATAGCATAGGTGGCAACCTCACTATCATTTCCCTCGGTAACATTGTCAGAGGTGATAGCATCGAGAATCGAAAGAATCTCATTGCCGTTGTTACCCTTACGCAGCATCGAGATGAAAACTTGCTTAGACATAATCGGTTTGTTCGTTGTTAGTTAGTGTTGAACTAGTGAGTGTCTTTGTAGGGCGCATCTCATTCCCTTTGATTGTTAGTTAGGCAGCAACGGGCATCTCTCTTATTGCCCTACGAATGTCCCTTGCGACTGATAGGATTGCCCGTTGATCTGATGCCGTGGTGCTAACGCTTACTCGACGACCATGAGCATCACCCCAGACCATATGTTTGCCCTGGCGAAGTAACTCAAAGTTGTTCTCAGACATTAACTTTTTGAGGTCTTTTGAGATTTTCATTTGTTCCGAGGGGGGAGAATTGATGAATATTCTGTGGAAAAAAAGTTTTCCACAGGTATAACGAACTCAGGCAAGTCGCATGGAGGAGAAGAAAGGCACAGTCGCCATTCCGTTGCCAGTGTGAAGATTAACGAACCAAGTCCACTGCTTCTGGAATACACATTCGCCACCTAGTCCATGCGTCCGAAGAATAGCATTGAGACGAGATTTTGTAGTGTTGGACTGATATCCACCGTCGAAAAGACGAATGAAAGTATCACCGACCTCTGCAATCTTGTTGCCATG